GGCACGCCGACCGCGGCGGGAACGTTCCGGTTCAAGATTGCGGGCAAGACGTTTGCCTTCTCGGTCGCGACGACGGACACGGCAACGACCATCGGGGACGCGCTCGAGGCGTTGATTAACGCCGCGAATATCGCGGTCACCGCGGCGAACGTGACCGGGACCGTTACCCTTACCGCCCGGCACGCCGGCGAATTGGGCAACGACATCGACGTTCGGGCCTATCGGGCGCCTGGCGCGTCGAGCACGGAACCCGCCGGCGTCACCGCGACGATTACCGGCATGGCGAACGGCACCGTCAACCCGGCGCTTGCAACGGCAATCGGGAATATGGGCGACGAGGAATTTGATTTGATCGCCTGCCCGTATGCCGACGCGACCAGCCTTGACGCGCTCGAGGTCGAACTCGACGACGCCACGGGCCGGTGGTCTTGGGCAAAACAGGTCTATGGGCATGTCTTCGCCGTCAAGAAGGCATCGGTCGCGACCCTCGACACCTTCGGCGGTACGCGCAACGACCAGCATGCGAGCGTCTTCGGCCTTGAGCCGTTGACGGTCAACCCGTGGGAAGTTCTGGCGCGCATCGTTGCCGAGGCGGCCAAGAGCTTGATTATCGACCCGGCCCGGCCGCTGCAAACGCTCGATATCGGCATCGACCCGGCCGACCCGGAAGACCGCTTCACGATGCAGGAACGGCAAGTGTTGCTGACCTCGGGGATTTCGACGCTCGACACCGGCGGGAATGCCGTGCGGATCGAGCGGGCAATCACGACGTATCAGGTCAACGCCTTTGACCAGCCGGACACGTCATACCTTGACGCGAATACGCTGTTTTCGCTCGCCTACATCCTTCGTTTCTTGAAGGCGCGCATAACGTCGAAATTCGGCCGGCACAAACTGGCCAACGACGGAACGCGGTTCGGTTCCGGCCAGGCCATCGTGACCCCGAACATTATTCGGGCCGAGCTGGTCGCGTCCTATGGCGACCTCGAGCGCGCGGGCATCGTCGAGAATGCGGCGGCTTTCGCCGAGAACCTTGTCGTCGAGCGCAACGACACCAACGCAAACCGGGTCGACGTGCTGTTCCCGCCGGATTTGGTCAATCAACTGCGAGTGCTCGCGGTCCTGGCGCAATTCCGGTTGCAGTACCCGGCCAACTAGGAGGGATTACAGATGGCCAAACCCATTGGCGGAACCGCCTTTATCAAGGTCGACGGCGAGCAGCTTGAACTTGCGGGCGCGCTTTCCGTCGACATCCAGGCGACCGAAAAGGAAGGCGTTACGGGCCTTTCTGGGGTCGCGCACTTCACCGAGAACAATCGCGTTCCCATGATGGAAATGGATGCTTTTGTTCCGGCTGATTTTCCGATGGCAAAACTTGAGGCCATGACGGAAGGCACTGTTACCGCCGAGCTTGCAAACGGCATGACCGCGGTTCTCGAAAGCGCGTGGTTGTCGGGGCCGATCACGGTAAACGCCGCGGACGGTACAACGTCCCTCAAGTTCGAGGGCAAGGCCGGTCGGTGGTTGCAATGACGACGGTTGCGCTCAAGAAGCCAATTACGGCGCATGGTGAGGACGTAACCGTCCTCACCTTCAAGGAACCGACCGGGCAAGAAATCATCGAATGCGGTTATCCGATGAGGATTGCCGACGGCGGCGTGATTCCTGAAACCGGTTCTATCGCCAAGTACATTTCGAAGCTTGCGAGCGTCCCGCCGTCGTCTGTTCGGCAACTCGGGCCGGACGACTTCAACGCCTGCATGTCGGCGGTGCTCGGTTTTTTCGGGGAAGGGGAGGAAGCGGAGAAGACCTCGTAAACGCCGCTTTCGATCTTGCCTATTCCTGGCAAGTGAGCCCCGCCGAGACCCTGGCCCTGCCTCTTTCACATCTTGAATTGTGGATGAGGCAGGCCGTCCGTATCCGACAGGAGACCAAATCCCATGGCAAGTAAGGCAAATCTGACCGCCGTTATTTCGGCGGTCGACAAAGTGTCCGGCCCGATGAAGCGCATTCAGCGCAGCTTGCGGCAGCCGGTGCGCGCCTTCGCTGGCCTTGGGAAGTCAGTCGCCAATGTCGGCGGGCGGATTTCCGGCATTCTCGGCCCGCTCGGTGCGCTCGGCGGGGCCCTTTCGGTGGCGGGGCTCGTGAACACGGTGAACGGGTTCGCGCGCGGCGCGGACGAAGTGAGCAAGTTCAGTCGCCAATTGGGCCTTTCCGCCGAAGCCTATCAGGAATTGCGGTTCGCGGCGGACCGGCAGGGGGTAAGCCAAGACAACTTCAATACCGCCCTGTCGGCGTTCTCGAAACGTCTTGGCGAATTGAAGGCGGGGACCGGCAGCCTTCACACGATGCTTGAGAAGGTGAACCCCGAACTCGCGGATCAGTTGAGGTCCGCGACCGATACGGAAGAAGCCTTCAGCCTGATGATCGACAGCCTGGACCGCTTGGAGGGGCAGGAAAACAAGGCGGCGCTCGCGGCATCGGCGTTCGGCCGGTCGGGTATGGAAATGGTCCGTGTGGCCGAAGCGGGTCAAAGCGGCATCGACGCGCTTCGCAAAGAGGCTCGACGCCTCGGAGTCGTCATCGACAACGACACGGCTCGAGCGGCCGAGGGCTTCGTCGATAGCCTTACGAACATGGAAGCGTCACTGACGGGGGTTAAGAACCTGATTGGCGGAACTTTGATGCCGCAAATACAGCCCGCTATCGACAGCATCACGAAGTGGACCGTCGAAAACCGCGAGTTTATTGCATCCAGCATCGCTGATGTTGTCACGGCAATTGCCGACGCCATTAAGGAAATTGACGTCGAGAAGACGAAAGAATCCTTCAAGTCGCTTAAGACGGACATTTCATCTTTCGTGGATAGTATCGGCGGATGGAAGGGTATTCTCATCGGGCTTGTCGCTTTCATGAATGCGCCGCTGATTGCCGCGATAGCATCGGTTGGAGTGGCCTTCCTAACCCTCTCGAAGACCCTACTTACCAACCCTGTTGGCCTTGCAATCATCGTCCTGATCTACCTCGCCAGACAGCTTATCGAGCACTGGGATAAAGTCACAGCGTGGTGGGACAAGTTGTGGGGAGCCTTCACCCAGACCTTCCAGGGGGCGTGGAAGGTCATTGACGGCTTGGTGAACGGTGACATGGCCCAGACAATCCAAGGCTTGGAAGAAATGTGGGAAGGCATCGGGACATTCTGGAATACGTTGTTCGACGGTATCGCCGCGTCGGTGAGAGAGCTCGTTTCCGACTTTGAATGGGCCCTTTCTATCGCCAGCAAGGCCAAGTCGAAGTTTACGGGCGTGAAGGATGCTTTTCTCGGTTTCTTTAGCGGCGATGACGAGGCGCCCCCAGTCGACAATTCTTTGAAGCGGAGGGCTGTAGATAGAGTCGACGGACCATCTTCGTTGTATGCCCAGAACAACCGCGTCGAGGGGCAAATGAATGTCACCGTGCAGGCCCCGCAAGGCTACCGCGTGGCGGCTGAGACGACCGGCGACTTCGAAATGAACGCCGACGTTGGCGACCGTCGCTTGAGCCCAGTGGGGTCCATGTAATGTCGTGGCGCGATACCCTTCGCCCGGCGTCCTGGCGCGGAATCGCCTTCGAGGTCGAGGGCGACGAATTCAAGACCGGCCGGCGGGTTCAAATTCACGAATACCCGCAGCGCGACAAGCCTTACGCCGAAGACCTCGGCCGCTCAGCGCGGGCCTATGCGATTACGGCCTTCCTGATCGGCGACGACTACCCGGAACGGCGCGACCAGCTCGTCGAGGCCTTGGAGCGGCCCGGCGTCGGAAAACTTGTGCATCCGTTCTACGGCGAGGTCGACGTTGTTTCGACCGGCGAGGTTCGGGTTACGCATTCGAAAAACGAAGGCGGAATGTGCCGGGTCGACCTCTCGTTTGTCGAGGCCGGCGAACTCGCCTTTCCTTCGCGCACGACCGACACGTCGGACAAGGTTCTTGCCTCGGCCGAGGCGGCGCAGGCGGCCAGCATCGAAAGCTTCGGCGAGCGCTTCACCGTCGACGGCCTGCCGGATTTCGTATCGAATGCCGCGCTCGATGACCTCGACACAATCGGCGGCGAACTCGATGCAATCGCCGGCGAGGCCGTTTCCCTCGACATCACCGGCCTGGACGTTTCCGGGCTTCTCGATGTCGAAGCGCTCGGTACTTCGATCTGGAATTCGGTTGCGGCGACGGTGCGCGACCCGCTCGCGGAAATCACCGAGACAACCTTTATCGGCAATGCCATCGGGACGCTAAAGCAAGTCGCCTCGATCGCGCTGCCGGTCGTGTCGCTTGTCCAAACGGCTTCCCGACTTCAACAGGCCATCAATAGCGGCGCGATTGTCGACCTTGTGCAGCAAGCCGCGCTTACCGAAATGGCGCGGGCCGCGGGCGTCAACGATTGGCTCGTTTTCGACGACGCGGTCGAGGCCCGCGACGACATTTCCGGGCTTCTACTCGATGCCTCGGCCAATGCGGCAACCGACACCGTTTTTCGCGGCCTCGAGAACCTTCGCATCGACACCGTGCAGGACATCACGACGCGCGCCACCGGTGCGCCGCGGGTGGTCACGATCGAGCGGAACCTCGGCCCGGCGGTCGTCGCGGCCTATGACCTATACGAAGACGCGAACCGCGCCGACGAAATCGTTGCGCGCAACAAGGTCCAGCATCCGGCATGGATCAATCCCGACGACCCGGTTCGAGTGTTGAGCGAATGACCGCGCGCCTTGTCGTCGGCGGCCGTCAATACGACGGCTGGAAAGATATCAGCATAACGGCCGGCCTCGATCGCATGGCGCGCGACTTTACCGTCGGCGTCACTCACGAATGGAAAGACGCGGAAGCCGGCCCGCGCAACATTGCCTATGGCGACCGGGTCGAGGTCTTTATCGACAACGACCTCGTTTTGACCGGCTATGTCGACGGAACGCCGATTTCGTACGACGCGCGGGCGGTACAGGTTTCGGTGACCGGCCGAAGCCTGACCGCCGACCTTGTCGATTGCAGCGTTCTGCACTCGACCGGGCAGATAAAGGGCAAGAGCGCGCTCGGCATCATCGCCGACCTTGCCGGCCCCTACGGCGTCGAGGTTGTCGCCGCGGTCGATGTCGGGGCCTCGATCATCGAGCATCAAATCGAAATCGGCGAAACCGTCGCGGAAAGCGCGCTTCGGATCGCCTCGCTTCGTCAATTGCTGTTGACCGACGACGCGCGCGGCCGGTTGGTACTCACGCGCGCCGGCAGCGAGCGGGCTTCGTCGGGGTTGGTGCTCGGCGAGAACGTGCTCGCCGCCTCGACCTCACTCGACGGCCGCGACCGTTTCAGCGAGTACCGGGTTCTTGGGCAGCGTTCGGGCAACGACCTCGACTATGCCGCGACGGTTGCCGGGCAAAAGGGCGTTGCGACCGACCGCGGCGTTCCCCGCAAGCGCGTAAGCATCGGCCAAGCGACCGGCCAGCCGACCCTTGCCAGTCTTCGCGACCAAGCCCGTTGGCAGGCCGGCTATAACGCCGGGCAGACATACGCGACCACTTACACCGTGCAGGGTTGGCGCCAGGCCGACGGGTCGCTTTGGCGACCGAACCAAATCGTCGCGGTGAAGGATCCTATTATCGGTTTCAATGTCGATATGCTCATCGGCGAAGTGACCTATAGCCTTTCCGAGAACGGCACGACGGCGACCCTCAATGTCGCGCCGCGGGCCGCTTGGGAACTCGCGCCGAAACTACCCGACGCTTCCGGCCGGCAAGGGCAATCGGCCATCGCCAAAGATAACTGGATTTGGCGGGAACCCTCGAAATGAACCTTCGCATTCTCGAGCGGGCGCTCGCGCCGATCCGCCGGCGCATTGCCGGCATGGTATCGCGGGCCGTCCTGCAAAGCCTCAATTCGGAGGGCGGGTTGCAGCTCGCAACGTTGTCGATGCTCGCCGGCGAACAGAAAGCCGATATCGAGCATTTCGAACCGTACGGGTTCACGTCGAAAGCGCACCCCGGCGCCGAAGCGATTGTTCTGTTCGTCGGCGGCGACCGGTCGCACGGAATCGTCATTTCGGTTGCCGATCGGCGATATCGGTTAACGGGCCTGCCGGATGGCGAGGCGGCGCTCTATGACGACCAAGGGCAGGTTGTTCACGTAAAGCGCAACGGCCTCGAGTTGCACGGAAACAACGTCTTGGTCTCGACCGCAGGCGTTCTTCGCCTCGATGGCGACCGGGTCGAAATACACGGCCGCACCTATCTGCAAACCGATGTCGCAGGCCTCGGCGAACGCCGCACGCATGAAGGCGTCGCGGTCTGGCACGATGACACTTACACGACCGGCGCAACGGTCAATTCGACCGAGCACGGCATCGACCCGCCGGCGCTGCCGACCGAACACCCGGAAGGTTAGGAATGCTGATTTCTTCGCAACCGCTTTCCATCGTCATTGATGGGGAGACGGTCGAACTTGTGCAGTCGGGGCTCGATCCTTTGGCGCGGGCCGTCATCATAAGCCTGTTCACCTGGCGCCGGGCGAACCCCGACGACGTGCTTCCGGCTGGCGACGACCGGCAAGGTTGGTTTGGCGACACCTTCGCCGAGGTTCGGGGCGACCGGATCGGCTCGCGGCTTTGGCTTCTCTCTCGCGAGAAGATCACGCCGGAAACCTTGGCCCGGGCCCGTGAGTACGCGCGCGAGGCTTTGCAATGGCTGATCGACGACGGGGTCGCCTCGAGGATCGATGTCACGGTTTCCCGGGTCGGTCTTTCCGGCGTCTCGATCGGCGCCACCATCACCCGAACCGACGGCACGGTTCGAAACCTTCAATTCGACGACGCATGGAGCGCACTAAATGGCCTCTAACGGTTTCGCCCGGCCGACCCTGGCCGACCTCAAGGCCCGGATGAAGGCCGATCTTCTGGCGCGGCTTTCGGTCGACGAAGTGCTTCGCCGTTCCGATGTCGAGGTTCAATCGGCCGTGCAGGCCGCGGCGGTCCATTCCCTTTACGGCTTTATCGACTATGTCGCCGCAAACGTGATGGTCGACACGGCCGACGGCGACCACCTGGCGCGGCACGCTTCGATTTGGGGAGTTACGCGGAAAAGCGCGACCAAGGCGGCCGGGAATGTCACCTTCGCGACCTCTATCGGCGCGGTTATTCCGCTCGGCGCCGAACTCACGCACGCGGGCGGGCAATCCTATCTGACGACCGAAGCCAAGACCGCGACCGGCGCAACGACCGTGGTTGCCGTCCAGGCGGCCGATTCCGGGGCCGTGAGCAACCTTAACGCCGGCGAGGCTCTTTCCCTCGTCTCGCCCCTCGCGGGCGTACAGTCGACCGCGACAGGCGGGGAAATCGTCGGCGGGGCGAATGTCGAAACCGACGCCGCGCTTCGGGCCCGTGTTCTGGACCGTATCCAGACGCCGCCGCACGGGGGCGCAAAGGCCGATTATGTGACTTGGGCGATCGAGGTCGAGGAAGTCACCCGGGCATGGTGCCTGCCGCTTTTCTCGGGTATCGGCACGGTCGGCGTAATGTTCGTCATCGACGGCCGGGAAGATATTATTCCCCTGACCGCCGATATCGAGGCCGTTCAAGCCTACATCGACACGGTTAGACCGGTGACGGCCGATGTAACGGTCTTCGCGCCGACGCCGGTTGCGCTCGACTTGACGATTGCCGTTTCGCCGGCAACCGACGCGGTAAAGTCAGCGATCGCGCTCGAGGTCGAAGACTTCCTTTCGCGCGAGGCCGAGCCGGGCGGGACCATCTACCTTTCCCGGCTTCGTGAAGCGATTTCCATCGCCGCCGGCGAGTTCAACCACTCGCTTACCGTTCCGGCCGCCGACAAGACGCACGCCGCAACCGAAATCGCCGTTCCCGGCACGATCACTTGGGTATAACCAATGCGCGCGACGGCTGACGACTATTACCGGGTTCTTCTCGACCTTCGGCCGCACGGGCCGGCTTGGCCGGAAGATGACAACGACCTTCGCGGCCATGCGGAAGAACTCGCGCGGACGCATAACCGGGCGGTCGACCTCATCGACGAAGCGGATCCTCGCACGACTTTGGAAATGCTCGAGGCTTGGGAACGGGTTTGCGCGCTGCCCGACGATTGCACGCCGGCGGCCGTCACCCTGGCCGAGCGCCGGGACGCCATCGCCGCGCGCCTCGCTGCCCGCGGCGGGCAGTCGCCGGCCTATTACATCGGGGTTGCGGCTGCGCTCGGCTTCTCGATCACGATTACCGAATTCGAACCGTTCACTTGCGAAACGGAAATCACCGAGCCCGCGCTCGACGAGACTTGGCGCCATGCGTTCCAGGTCAACGCGCCGGAAACCACAATTCGCGACTTCACCGTCGAAAGCCCCTGTTCCGAGCGGCTTCGTACATGGGGGAACGAAATTCTCGAGTGCCGGATAAACGCGCTCAAACCCGCCCATTCATTCGCCCGCTATTCCTACGGAGGTTAACCAATGCATCGCGTAGATACTTCTTCGGCCGTTGCCGTCCAGCCCGCGCCGGAAGCTGCCGGCCCGCCGGGATTTTTCACGAAGGGCAACCCGCTTGGCGGGCCGCTCGCCACCGTGCCGGGCCAAGATTGGTTCAACATGATGCAGGAGGAAGGCAATCACGTTGTCGAGTTTGCCGGCCTTACGCCGGATCAAACGAAGGTCGACTTTACCCAGCTTCGGCAGGCAATTCAGCGCATCGCCGCGGCGTCGACCGACATCGCCTTTCAAGCGGGCTGGGGGGCCGATGGCACGGGCGAAGATTTGGCCGTGCAAACCTATGGCGCCTTGACCGCGCCGCGCGCGTTCTCAATCGCGGGGGTATTGGCGAACATCCAGGCGGGCCCGGTTGGCGCCGACTTGATCCTCGATATTGAGGTCGAGGGCGTTTCGATCTTCTCGACGAAGCCGGAAATCGCCGACGGGGCGACAGTGCTTACCGCCGGCGTTATGACCTCGACCCCCGACCCGTTTCCGGTGAGCGCGGGCGATGAAATCGTTTTCAAGATAACGCAAATCGGCTCGACGACTGCCGGGCAGCGTTTGACTGTTACGCTCGTTGGGGGCCTGCCGGCATGATCCTAGCCCCTCAGCATATCAGCATCGGCCGGGCGGGGTCGTGCTTCGCCGATGTCGTCGGGGACATTACGAACCTCGGCATCGGCGCGGCGATCAAAAGCGGCGTCACCGCCCCGCACGTCGCGGAAAACGCCTTCGACGACAACGCGGCGACGTTTTGGGAGTCGGAAAACCCTCACTCGCTGGCCAGTTTCATAGGCTGGAATTGGTCGGCTGCGCCGGACACCTGCCGGGCGATCGTGCGTCGCGTCGGGTTGCAGCAGCACAAGAACGCGACGAACGGAACCTATGTCGCGACGACCGCTATCTTGGAAGTAAGCGATAACTTGGTCGACTGGACCCTCGTTCACACTTTCAACCCGGTCAACGTGGCCGGCGACACGACCGGGCCGTTGGAATTCTTTGATGTCCCGTCGCCGGTCCTGGCCGCGGCCGCGCGGATCCGCGGCACCGTGTTCAACGGCGGCGGCGGTGTCTCGCCAATCCCGGTTTGGATCGTCGCCGAAGCTCAATTCATCGAAAACGTCAGTTAAGGAAAACGTCATGCTCTACATGAAGAAGGAAGGCGCGGCCGTCACCGGCGTTCCGGTTCCGCGGCCCTTGCGGGTCGATGCCACCATTAACGGCACGTCATACACTGCGACCAATTGCGCGGGATGGACCGACGAGCAGCTCGCCGAATATGCCGATTTCGTCGCGGTAGACCCGGCATCGCCTTTCGACCCGGCCGTTCACAACGCCACCGGCGGCGGCGCGATCTCCGGCGAGGGCCTGGCGCTGCCGGCCTATGAGGCGCGTTCCCTCGAGACGATCAAGGCGGAAGCAATCGCAAAGGTCGATGCCGATGCCGAAACAGCCCGGCTGCAATTCATCACGGGCGGCGCCGGCATGGCGCTGGTCTATGAGCGCAAGCGCGACGAGGCCGAGGCATACCTCGCCGCCGTGACGCCCGATCCCGCCGACTACCCGCTTCTCAAGGCACGGGCCGAACGTCTCGACCCGGTGACGCCGGACTATGACGCGGTCGCGGCCGAATGGAGCGCTCGCGCGGCGGCATGGGTGACCGCCGCCGCGGCGATCGAAGGCCTTCGCGAAGGGGCCAAGGAAACGATTTCCGAGGCGGCCGACGCGGCAACGATTTTCGCCGCACTCGTTATCAACTGGCCGAGCCCGGCCTGAAGGAAGGACCATCATCATGGCTGACATCATCTTCAACATCGCAAAGGGCCGTCTGGCGGCGTATGTCGACCGCGTCGTCGCGAACGATCCGGCGAACAGCGCGATCACCGTCGTCATCCTGAAGACCGCCGCGGCCGATGCCGTGCTGCAGGATCTCGACACATTGGCCGCCATCCTGGCCGGCGCCAGCGTCGAGGCGGATTTCACCAACTACGCGCGCAAGCAGCTGACCGACGCGGATCTCGCCGCGCCGGCGGTCGACGACGGCAACGACCGGGTCGACATCTCGATCCCGCAGATCACCTTCGCCGCCGCCGGCGGCGCGGTGAACAACACGACGGCCAAGCTGTTGCTCTGCTACGACCCGGACACGACCGGCGGCACGGATGCCGA